TCCCAATAGTAGAAACAAAAACTGCTCCACTTGATCCAGATAAATTTGCATTCAAAATTCCTGAAACGCTAGGATAGGCAGAATTCCATGTCGCATAATTCGACGAACCTAAGCTGACAGTCGGGCTGTCAATCATGCTGTCATAGGTTGTGCCAGCAGTCAGAGAGATGTTGTTAGGTGTCCAGTTGTTACCTAAACCTGATGAGTCTTTACCAATCGCAGCCGCTGTAGCAGCAGAATTGTCAGAAAAGTTGAGATAAAAGCCGTTAGTCCCATATGTGCCAACATATTTCTTTGGCTGCCAGATACCATTGGTGTCGTATGCACCAAAGCTAACAGGTGTTAGTGCTTGATCGTTAATGAAGTTTACTTCTGCAAGGTAGCCGTCGAAATAAAATCCAGCACTTAAATGTGCGCCAATTCTATGTTGTACACTTGCAACATTGATGTAATTAAAATTTGTATTTTGAGCGCAATATGTTCCTGTATAAGAAGTTACTTGCACTCCATTAACATAAATAATTTCACGATTTGCCGCAGTAGCTTGAGTTGTGTCAACCGCGAGAACAATATGATACCAAGCTGATGGGTCTCTATAAACCGATGATGTTACAATGACAGTTGAACCATCTGGAGTAAAATATAATCCACCTGATGTTGTATCAAAAAATAATCCTTCATTAGTACCAGAAGTAGGGCCAGCACCAAATAATTGATAATATGTCCCAGTTGCAAGGGCACCACGTTTTACCCAAACAGAATAAGTAAATTTCTGACGGTTGCCCGTGGATGCAGGAGTTCTATTCAAATACGCAGTAGCAGACGAGCGGAACCGCAAGCTACGGGCGATGGTGTAATCCCTAGCGCCGCCGAGGAGAAGATTGTTTACTTCGACAGGTAAACCCATAACTCACCCAATATTAAGAATTGCTTGCGCCGCAATGCTAGTCGATGAACGAACCGTATAGACAATCACATCTACCGCATTGGCAGTCGTTGTAAGTGTCGGAGCCGTCGCCGCAGGGAAATCCCAATAGGACGAGTAGGCCAGTGTCCGTGATCCTGTGCCATCCTGAGTAATGAAGATCACGCCAGACTGACCAGCGTTCAGATTTGTCGGATTGCCGAGCGTCCTGTTGCCAGCAAGCGTCACCGAGAAGTTATTGCCGACCGACATATCAACCGCGATAGTCGCCGCATCTGTCAGCGCGTCGATCTGCATATAGGCATTAGCCGTGGCTGACATTGTACCGGAAAAGGTTGCCGTGCCAGAGGCTGACAATGTGGTAAACGCGCCAGTGGACGGGGTAGATGCACCAACCGTGGTTCCGTTTACCGCTCCGCCAGTAATGGCAACACTGCTTGCTGCCTGTGTGGAAATAGACCCAAGACCAAGATTGGTCCGAGCCGTAGAAGCGGTGGCTGTCAATTCGCTCAGATTATTGGCAACAGCAAGAGAACCAGCGCCTACAGCAGCAGCCGCTCCGGCAGACACCGAATCAATTACCAAATCCCATTTGGCAGCATCGACATTGGTAGAAATAGGCAAAGCGCCCGTTGACGTATGAGCGGTGTTAACTCGATAAACATTATAATTTGAACTGTCTGCAACTAGATCACGAACTGTGTAAGATGTGCTAACCGCCCAGTTTCCCCGCCAGTTACCAATTTCTTCACCGACGGTCACATTGCCATTAGTATCAAATGCCATAATCTTGCCAGCACGGGAGATCTTAGATGGCAAAACTTGAAATGTATTAGGCTGATCAAAATCATCAAGACGGACAGCGCGTGTCAGTTTTGTCTCAAGTTGCTGCGCTATTGCAGTAAGGCGATCTAATTCAGTATTAAGATCATCAACAACAAATGGTCCAGAAAGTGGAAAGTCAGTAACACGAGATACAGCAATATCACGAACAATAGTTACAATTTGTCCAGCTGTTGCACCAGACACCAATGTGATTGAACCGCCACCCGTAACACCAGCGCCAGTAACCGTATAGTGGGTCGTTAGTGTTTTGAGTGTTTCGTTAATATAAACCTTTAAGTCGGCATTAGCAAAAAACTCGAACGGAACAGTAAACACCGTCTGACCAGACGTTGCCGTATATTGAGCTCGAGCACTTGTATCATTAATAATTATTGGCATAACGACCTCCAGTTACATGAGTTGGCACAATTGCAAATGCCCTCAATGCACTTTAATCAAACACTTCAGACAAACTTTTTTTTGCCAAAGACCTAAATTTGTCAGGTATCCAAAGAAGGTTATTTAAGGGCACGGCATTAACAATTGCATTAGCCTTATCCCTTGGTGCCCCTTCATTAAAAGCCCTATAAATATCAAGCAATTTACCGCCAGCTGGACCAATAACTTCTCCAGCGCTGTCGTAATAATCCAAATCATTTACCCCGCCAAACTTAGGGTCGACCCCAAGTAACGGCCTCATGCCAACAGTATTTTGGGAAAAGGTTTCCATCATATAATTAAGATCTGATGTAAGAGCCAACACGCCAGAGCTATCAATTGCATTGGCAAGACGTTGGTCTATATCCATTTTATCCCAAACATAACTAGGTGTTCTTAAAGCGTTCATTTGATAAGCAATACCAATTGCCATAAGAGCGCCAGTCATGACACTAGCGTCTCGGCCCTGCAAAGCTGAAATTAAAATTTTATTATTAGCTGCAAATCCCCAAGGCTTTAATTGAAATGGCAAAGCAAGCATAGCTGCTTCTCTTCTATTAGCGCCTTTTCCAAGAATTCCCATCATAATACTTGGCTTATCTGCAATTGTAGGAGTTGTGACTACACGTTTTTGAATTGCATCAATTGCATTAAAAAATAATTTACGAGAACCTTCATCTTTCCATTTTGCAGAATTTGAAAAAATTAATCCTTCGCTTTTTTGAAATGGCATTTTTGAAATTTTAACTGCATCTTCTAAACCAATGCCATAACTTGCAAGAAATTCTAAATCACCTTTAGTAATTGTTCCTTTTCCAGCTTCAATGCAACGTCTTAAAATTGATTCAGCGGCAACAAAACCTGTATAATGTTTAAGATAAGTTGTAAAAACACCAACACCATTTAATACATAATATGGTGTAGAAGCAGCATAACTTAATGGACGCGCAATACGCTCCATTACTCGACCATATTTTGTTAATGCACCAAACGTATCTGGTCCACGCTCAATAGCTTCTCTAATTACTGCTCCTAATGAAAGTTCATAATACGAGCTAGTATTTTTACGAAGTTCTTCGCTCATTAAACGAATACTTTTACCATCACCTAAAGCCTTTAATGCAAAACCTAAATTTTCTTTAACGCCCAAAACCCAAATAGGACGCGCAACTTCAACCATATTTGTAAAAAGAGCCTTGCCAAGAGTAGTTACAGTAAACCAAGACTTTAAAATTCTTACTTCATTAACTCCAAAAGCATTTGGCGAGTAAATTGTCCCAAGTACCATATCTCTAACATTTCGTACTTCATCAACAATATTACTAATTTCTTTCATAGACTTGCCTTCAATAGCTGCTTGCATTGCTGCCTTGCTAATTGCTACTTCAGCAGTTGGGTCACCAAAAGCTCTTGAATATTCAATTCCAATACCAGCTTTTCTTGCATATTCCCTAATAATACCTTTCATATCGGTATCAATAAAATCTTTAATTAACTCAGTAGGAATATCAAGAACACGGATTTTAGCTATTGAAGCACGCCCATCATAAAAATAACCAGGCCCCTTATATGTTTCATCAATTTTAAGACCTGAGCGAATGCCAAATCCTGCATTGGCTAAAATTGCATCATAACTTTCTTTTACAAAGTTTTCAGCAATTTCATCTAATTTTTCTGGAATATTAGAATACCCAGATTTATTAATCTTGTCTCTAATATGTTTATATAAAATATTTTTAAAATTATCAGAGTCTTGAACAATAGCGCCAACATTCCAACGATGTGGAAAATAAAATTTAATTTTTTCTGTTGGAGTTTTTTGATAAGTACTTAATGTCCATTCTTCAATATCAATTTTTCTGTTTAATTCTTTTACATAATTAAACATTGTAACAAAAATAGCATCATCTTTAATAGCATCATCTTTATTAATTAAATCTTCATATTTTTTAATAAATTTATTAATCCATTCTGTTGTAATTTTACGAGGTACTTTAAAAAATGCCAACTTTAAGATATTGGCTCCAGACCCCTTGAGCGTTGATGCTGCATATTTTTTTTTATTAAATTGAACAAGTAAATTTTTAATTGCTATTTTACGTTCAGCTTCTAGCGTTTTTAATATTGTTTCATTAGGCTGTCTTAAAAAACCAGTTTTATAACCTTCTTCTTCAAATTCTTTAAAAAACTGTTGTACTCTTTTTGCAGCCGCTTTTACTTCTGGAATTTTGTGAGTAATTTTCCCAGTAGTTTGAGCGCGAATATAAGCATTAAAAACAGCATCTTCAAATTCATCAAGACGAAGTTTACCATCTGGACGACCAATACCACGAATTCGTCTAATAGAATCAGGAAGTTTGGCTAACGATGAGCGAAGGCTAAATCCTGCAAAAGACATAGCTTCTTTGCCACCAGACAAATATCTTGAATGTAAATTTGAAATATCTAAAAGAGTTTCACCAGCACGAGCCAACCAAATTTCAGAAGCTAAATAAGCTGATGGTTCGGTTCTCATACCAATTTTATTACGAGCCGATGCAACTCCATGGTCGCCAGCTAAACGATTAATTAGATCTTCAAAAGCTCTAACACCAAAATTTACAACACGAGCGTATGCACTTTGTTTTGATACAAGTTTTTCAGCACCTAAAAATGCTGGAGCAAATCCAGTTGGTGTGTCGCCAGTTGGAATAACTTGATATGGACCATAACCAGTAGACTCGGTTTGAGAAATACTTCTAAGTGTTGGCACTGGTTTATTATTCGCATCAACTTTGCCAACAATTGTTCTTGCTTCTTCAGCCATACGTTGACCAAGAATGTTTGGTTTTTCTCCACCAAGTTTATTTAAAATACCAACTGCCCCACCAAGAGCACCAAAAACAGCAATTCCAACTAAAGCATTATGATATGTTTCATCTAATGTAGCGGTAGGGTCTGCATAATGTCTTAATGCTTCTTGACCAGCAATAATAGGAATACCATACCCAGCAGATTTTATTATACTACGAACAATGCCAGCCCCCTTTAAAGCTGGCACTGGCAAAAATATTTCAGGAGTTGCTACGCTACCTAAAACTTGAGGAATATTTTCTAAAAAACCTTCATTTCTCTCGAGTCTTGTTTCGGCAGCAAGTGTTTCTCTAATATGAGTCGCAACATTATTTGCAACTCTTTCACTGTGAACATCTTCAAACTTATGAGCATATGGAATAATATCTCTATTCCTATCAAAAAAATCGCCTAATTTAAAATCAGGGTCATCAGGAATAGGTTGCTGATTTGCTACACTATAACTGTAGCCGTACATAGGAGAAATTATTCCTAATGCCGGAGGCGTTGCTAATTCATTATAATCATTATTAAAATCTGATAATTGACCTAACCAATTTGTATAAAATCCATCAGTAAAATTTTTCCAAGGAGTACTTTTTTCTCCCTGTGGAATATAAGATGGATATTCAATTTGAAACTCTGGAGCAAGAGATGTATCAATATCACTTGATGGAAGAGTAATTGATAGTGGAAGAAGTTCAGCCATTAGTCCCTAACCATTTCCATAATAATATCTGCAAATTGTTTTGCCGTCATAGTAGTTGCAATTCCTTGATATTTTTCTGGCAAATTATTTGTAATTGAAAGCAATGCTTTTTTACTATCTCTTGTGACTTCTCTTAATACGCTATACGCACTGCTGTCTTCATTATACGACTTAAGTAAATAAATACCACCAGTAGCCCCTTGCTGCCACATAAGATATTGTTCTTTATTTGTAGGCATACGAAAATAGTGATCTTTAAATTCCTCAAGATTACTTACAGCTAATCTAATATTAGCTTTAATTTGTTCTTCTGGATCATTACGATCACCGCGACCATGTATTTTCCACGTATCATCAATCATTTGCCCAAGACCATACGCAGAACTTTTAGAGCTTTGAGCAGTTGGGCTACCCCTAGATTCAGCAAACATCATTTTAGGCAAAAAACTTTTTAAAGAATCCTCATAATTAGGAGCCATTTCTGTAATATATTTGTTAGTAAGATTAACATATTTATTCATTTGATTTGAATAATTTTTACTAACAACAGCTTCAAATATATTAGATGGTTTAGCATCGTTTATATTTGGATCAAATTTTTCTTCAACATAAAAACGATTTTCATTTTTAGCTATTGCTTTATTAGCATGGTTATTTTGAAGCCAATTATTATATTTAATTGCTGGTTCTTTTGGATTAAAAATTAATGGATTGCCATTAGCATCCTTCAATCTAACTGCGGGATGATTATCTCGCGTATACAACAAATAATATGAATGTATATTAGTTGTAGAAGGACGAACTTCTAATTTAATATTTTTACCAAATTCAAGTTTATCTTTTGTAAATCCGTCAATAATACTTCGATCTGCTGACTCAGCCATAAGATTAACATATGGAGCCACATAATCATAATTCATTTTTTGTGTTTCTGGATTTTTGACTAATGGCAAGTTAAAAGATTTTTTAATAATATTTGAAGATAAACCACCTTCAGCAGACACAATAACATTAGAAGTCATATAATCTCTTGCATATTCTGATTTAATAATATTTTTTATTTTTTCCCAAGACAAACCTTGAGAAGCATATAATGCCATATTTCTAATAGCATCTTCTTGAACATTATAAGGAGCTTCTTTCATATCTACTGCCTCAAGATATTTTTTACGCGAACCTACTTCGTTTTTATCAACATAATATGTATTGCCTAGAATACTTGCTGATTCTTCTTTACTTATACCAACGCCCTTTTTAATTGCTTCTCTAGCAATTTTAGCAGCCATTGCAATAGGAGGGCCATTATTTTCAATATTGCTGCTTGACAATCCCATTAATTGAGAATCCATTAATTCAAAAAATACACGATCCTCTGATGTTAACATACTAGTCATGTCTTTATCACCAGTGCGTGTCGGAAGCACTTTCATTGCTTTATAAACTTCTAACTTTGAAGCTAAAACTTTTCTTCCACTTTCAGTTTCACCATCAATTTGATAAGAGTTTCTAAAATAATCTATATAATCTTTAGGCAAAACACCATTAAACTTCATTGCAACTTGTCTTACACCGTCACCAGTAAACAAATTTGGAACTGTTTGTACAACAGCCGCAGAAAAATCTTCTTGGCTAATTAATGGTGGTATAAAATCCATATTAGGATTATTAGCAAAAGTATTAATTATTGAATTAATTCTTTTTTCTCGGTCTGTTTCTTTAAAAAGTAAATTATAATCTTTAGCTAAAGGTTCAAGAAGATTTTTAATTACCGGAAGAGCTTCTGGAGTTATATTATCTAGAATGTCTTTTTGAGAAATACCAAATGCAGCAAGACCTTCTTCCCCCATTCCAGGGGTTAACATCTTTAAAAGACGATTAACCTCACTTGGAGGCACCTTTCGTTCTTCAATATCTCTTTTAATTTCTGCAAATTTAGGAGCAAACCATTCTAATCCAAAAAAAACCCTTTTATATTTTTGTTCTGTTTTAACAATTATAAGCGAGTCAGATGTGAGAGAATTTATTTTTTGTCTAACAGAATTTAAAGTCATTAATTTATAAGTTTCAAAAATAGGAGTATTATTAGTCATAATTGCATTAAATGCAGAATCTAAATACCTTTTAATTTCGCTATCAATTATACTCCCTTCAAGGTTTATTCTAGCAGCAAATTGATTGCGAATTTCTTTAACTGCATTAAGAACTAATTCTCGAGAAGGAGCATCTGTCCTTTTAAAAAAATCTTCTGTAAATATATCTGCAAGAGGAGAATCATTTTGAGAAATATAAGATGGATCAAATCTTGCAATTGCATCATCTATATCTGCTAATGATCCACCATTAATAGCAAATTGCCTAATTTGAGGAATAATAATACCAGAAAGATATAAGACACCATCCAATGTTTGTGTTGTTTTTGTTACCTCATTTTCAATTACATCTTCGCTTGCACCCGCTACAGTTAATGTATTCCTTAGATTTATAATAATTTTATTTCTAATCTCTTCAGTTTGTTTTACTGCTTCCGAAGAAGTACTACTAATTGCAGCAAGTCTTGTAAAATCTATAAATAATTTATCGTTGGATGTAGAACTGGCTTTTATATATAGATCTCGAGCTTCTGCCCCCTGTTGATTAAACATAGTAGCTTGACGTTGATTAACTTCTCTTTTAAGAACAAGACCAATTTGGTTAGCAAACCTTGGGTCAACATTTTTTAAAACACCACTTACAACTGAATTCATTTCTGCAAAACGAGATTCAGCAGTTCTCATACGATCGCCAGCAATTTCATTAAGAGTTGTTTCTGTATCAAAATAAACTGTATTAATATAATTTTGTTCTACAGCTTGATCAAAAACGTCTTGAGCATAAGGACCAAAATTTTCTGGCGGCTTAATTATTCCGTAATTTCCAGTTTCATCTTTTGAAATTACAACCCTACGAGCAGCTTCCTCAGCTGTTTTCTTTGCTTCTGTCTTTAATCCAACTTCAGCATTTTGTGATAATGTTTGTGCAAATTGTTGAACACCACTTGTAAAATCAAGTGATGGTAAATCTGTACTAAACCCAGTTGCATTTCTTACAGTTGGGTTAATTCCAATCGTTGGGATTAAAGTTTTAATAGCCATTATGAAACCTTATTTCCAGTTGAATAATACTGGCCTTTATATTTATTATCAAATCCAAGAGATGCCGAACGAAACGCAGCATTAGTATATGCAGATGCAGTTTGAAGATTTGTACTAAGATTTGAAAACCGTGACTGTGCTTTATTAACAGCAATTTGATCTGCAATACGACTTGTAGTTGTAGCTAAATTTAGCCGCAATGAAGCAATATCTTTTCTTAAAGCGCGATCAGCCGCCTTATCGGCACCTTCAAAAAAAGAATAATTAGTTACGCCGGAAGAAGCAAGAAACGCAATATTAGAAGCGCGTAATCTTCTAGCTTCTTCTTGTCGAGATTGTTCAACTTGAGCAGCATTAAGTTCTGCAAGTTTTAAATTTTCTGCTTCTTGTTTATTTTGAATATCAATTTGATATTGACGAAAATCATTTTCTGCTTTGACTGAAGCAGCAGTCATTGCAGCGCCAACAAAATTGCCAGCCGTTCCAATAAGAGTTGAACCAATAAGAATTGTAGCGGGATCGCACATTAGACGGATACCTCCATTACCAGACCATTTAAACGAAGTGGCAACGGTTCACTTTGGGTTATAGTAACTGACGCATCACGGTGATAACCAAGAAGAAAGAACTCGCGTTTGCCAGTTACAGGAGTTGGTTGGATCGAAAAGTCATCACTAACCTGACGAATAATTAATCTGTTGCCTTGGATAGAAACAGATAGTGTTTCATTTAAATCTATAATTACACGGTTAATGCGTTTTGGCTTACCATTGTATGATCCGCTTCTGTCTGTAATTTCAACAGGCATGGTCTGGACTTCGACAGTAAATGAATAGCCAACAGTAATCGAAGTTACTGGAATATTCAATGTAATCTGATTTGATCCGTTTACTGTATATTGACCAAGATAATAGTTTTCAGAAACAACATCGACTTGTTTGCCATTAAAAATTGAATTTACTGTCCATGTGGTCTGAGCAGATCCGGACGTATAAGATACAGCACAATCCAGTGGCGTAGTTAAATCATCTTCCGCAAACTTTTCAAGGAGATAATCAGTCCCACGTTTTGTAGCTACAAATGTGGCATCGCCCAATGTGCAAACAGATTCAAACTTTGGTGTGCCGCCGCCCTCAGTTGTCCAAAGTGTCCAGCCAGCAATTTTTTCTGCCCGAGATGAAGTAAACTGTGCAATTGTCCCAGTTGAATTAATAAGAAGAAGATACTGTTCACCGCGCTTCGATGTCCCATAGTTGACTGCCATATCTTGCGGAGATGTAATTAAATGCTCGGCAAGGATAGACAGCGTTGGAGATGCAAATGCTTCTTCTGCACTATTGTAGGTAAATTCACGAACAGCTTTAAGAGATGACTGGACATAGAGTGTCGCGCCATCAAACGGAATAGGAGCAATCTTGGAGCAACCATATGGTGTCTGACGGCTAATCGTAATATTATTTGGAGTAATTGTTGTATCGTTAATACGGGGAACATAGAACTCTGATGTCGCTGTAAAGATCTGGAGTGCTCTATTAGAGACAATATGGCGAATTGACGAGATGTCATTCGATCCAATTGTAACTTGAATAGACTCGTTATCAAGTGACTCGCCAATATCAAAATTAAAAAAATAATAGATCTTCGAAGCCCATAATGCATCAGGCTGAGAGTCGGTGCCTCCAAACCAAAGACGACCTTCATGGAATGTTACAGCTGCCGGATAACCACGAATTAAAGAAAATGATTGCTCTTGCCAATTACGAGTTGGCACATTGGTTCCTGAGAATACGACATGAGGACCACCGCCATCTGTAGATGAAGATGAAGATCCACCAGCTACAAATGTATAGTGGTCATCATCAATTACAGTAATGGTTCTTACACCATTTAATTGAACCGCAGTAATGCCACCAACCGCTGCACAACCAGAAAATGTAATCGACGCACCAGTCGAAAGACCGTGTGCAACATGGGTAACTTCTATAAGTGTAGATCCGTCTGTTGTCTTAAATGGATCTGGATCAAGGACACCTTCAAGTTTCTTTTTAATTGATCCCGTTGCCGTTGTCGAGTTTGTATATCCGGTGATCTCAATCTCTGAATCATACCATTTAAGACGCAAGCCAACATGAGAAGCAGTGAAGTATGCCGCGCTTGTTGTCAGTGTAGTAGAGCCGATAGCAGATGCACTTGAACTTAAAGTTACTGCATTTGCTGCAAACTTATAAAATGGTTGAAAGCTATCAGCACCATTAGCAGACTGATCAAATGCAAAAACTGCACGGGTAAATGTGCTTGCACCTGTTCGAGTAATCTTTTGTGTTGCCATATCCGGATGACAGACAATCATAACGTCTGCAATTTGGGAATAGGTTAACTCATAAAGCATTGCTGTTGTCCAAGGACAGCTAGTCAATGTCTGGAGAAGAGATCCTGCGAGGCTATAGATCTTGAGAGTGGCATTACTAAATGCAAAAATATATTGCTCATCAAAAGCAAACTCGAATGGAACAAGTCTTGTCTGCGCTCCGAGTGTAGCAAGATATGTGGTTCCACATCGACGAGATACACCACCCTGATTAAGAAGAGCAACGTTTCTGAGTTTCTTGGCACCGTTTATATATGCGCCAGTATCGGTTCGCATATTCATAAGCGAACCAATTTCACCAGCAGAAAAATTAGTTTGAACGGTCTTAAAACCCACAGTTACATCCTAGTATTGCGACGGACATCAAGGAATCGGCTAATGGGAAGTTTTCGATTTGTCTGACTTTGACTATCAAGATTACGGGCTATAGTAAATTGACGAAGTGCGCGTTTCTCGAAGAGGTCAGCAAGACCTTCTTGCTGGGCAACCGAATAGGCAAAAACAGAAGCCATCTGTAAAATGACTGTCATTACAAAATACGGAGGCCATAAAGACTCGTAAGCCTGAAACATATAATCAATAAATACTTCATCCGTAACCGCTGCATTACAATAGATCATGTCTTGATAACGGTCGAACTCAATGGGAATACCATTAATATATATCCCGTGAACAAGGATGCAGTCGGCTGGGATTTGATAGGCGGCATCCCATTTGTGTTCCGGAGTATCGACAAGACGGCTCATTTGGATTTGAGAAGAAGCAAACCGCCAGCGATGGCGGGAAAGAAGATCACGAACTGTATCTTGATAAAGATTGTCGGCAACAATGGCTTCGGTTGTGCCGTCATCAAATGATGTAATCGGGGATGCCCCGATCAAAATAAGCGCCCTAGCGCAAACATCAATACTCGTAAGTGCCATATTGTTACCTTAAGAAAAAGAGGTGGGCCGCTATTAAAACGACCCACCCCAGTCAACTAGGCGGAAGGAGAGGAAAACCGCCTAATTAATTACGTCCCATTGATGGTCGTAACTGTTGTTGCGCCTGTTGCTGAATTAACAACAAGAACATCAACAGTAGGGGTGCCACCAGTTGCGCCAACGGCAAGAATGATGTCAAATTGGCGAAGTTCATTCGTTGCATCATTAAAATAACCGGAACCAGTAATAGTGCCGATTGCATCAGCAGACGAATACCAGTGAACTTGACGAGCGCCGCCAGTAACCTTGGAGAATGTACTACGAGTGAAAGCCATGATAATTACTCCGCAATCTGGACTTCATAGACACCAGTGGTGTCGATGAGAACGGAACCTTGGCTCATGCTCGAAGTGATGAGATTCGAAGCACGCTCCGGCACATAGTTTACTTCTGTCTGGACATCCTGAGCAGAAGCAAGGCCAACCGCCGAACGATGAAAGGCAAAGCACTTGCGGATTGTCGAAGCAATCGAAAGACCCGAATGCGTCATCCACATGAAACCAAGCCAACGTTTGGCAACCATGCCGCCCTTGTAGGGGAGGTCATCGTAGCCAATGAAGTCAGCATCCGAGAACGCCGAAATGCTAAGTAAATCAACCCAGCCAGCCGGAGAAACAAGGAAGTAACGCTCACCGTCATCAGGAATATCCTGATTACCAAAGTATTCAAACACTGTATTGATCTTGGTCGCAGTTAAGCCGTTTGTGCTTGCTTCCGTAATCGTGTTTGATGTTGAGTCAAGTGTCGTAATAATAAGATCGTCCGACTTGCGACCGAGAGCATTAGCAGCTGACTGTGCTACAATCTGACGTTCGTCAATGTTGATCTTAAGTTCATCAAGTTTATCAACATAATCTGCCGAATAGAAATCAGAAAGTGTGCATTCTACGTTCGTATGGTCGAGCGACATAACAGGAACCGCACCGTGGCGCGATTTCTGAGAAGCGGTACCCTTACCAACCTTTTGAAAGGTTGTAGTAGAGCCGTTAACATTGCCCTTAAAACGGACACAGTTCCGCAATTTGGATCCAGCACGTTGGTAAGCAACGTGAACCTCGGATTCAAACTGCTTAATAAAAGCCTGATCAATGGTCAATGCCATGATAAACTCCAACAGTTTGGTTACAGATTGGTTCCAAGGTTATCCATACTGCTTTGCAAGTTATCCGTTAGGGCTTGCTCCACGAAATACGGGCCTCAATCAAGCAATCTTATTATAGGGTTTCTCGTTCAATGCACAGGACGAACAAAGATCTGACCACCGACTTCAAACCCCATCTTTTTATAAAGTTTGGCGGTTGCCTCTGGGTTCACTCGTGTTGTCTCTCCGCAGCGAATCTGGCGTATATTCTGCTGCGAAGCCCATGTTGTAAACTCCTTAAGGAGCCTGAAAGCAGCAGATGATCCTCTAAACTCCGGATGAACATAAAGAGCAAGATCCATTGCATACCGTTCTTTGGAAAACCAGTATTGTCCCACAAACCCGACAATCATGCCAACGGTTGCGTCCTCATGCTTTGCCACAAAACAAACCCAATCCGGATTATTCAGACAGGCATGAGCAATTTGTTTCATTTTGGGAACGTCAAACGTAATTGGACCTAGCGCACTTTCGCGGTGCATCATCCAACCAAGCCCAATACATGTATCTACATCCTCTGGTGTGAGGAGAGATATAATCATTTATTGAACTTCTTCTGGAAGAACTGCTGGACTTCCGCAATATACTTTGGATCACGGTCTGCCGGATGCCAATATCGACGGTCGTGCATCATCTTCTTTACATCATCTTCGGTCACTTCTGTTGGTGTATCAGAAGCAACTGAAGCAGCATCGCCACGAGCCAATGCCATAATTCGTTCCATAACTTTGACTCCTTTAGCTGTTGTGCAGAACTGCTCAACAGCTTGACGTTCTTCAGGAGCAAAGTTTTTATTGACCCATAAGCCAACGGCTTCGGCGCGAACCTTTGCATTTTCGCCAAGAGCCTTTAACTCAGCATCATAATCCGGCTGGTTTGAGGAAACGGCCTCAAGATATTTGGCAATACCAACTTGAAACGTTTCATTATCAAAGGCGTTATCATAGGCAAATTGCTTCCACCATTCGGTTAGCGGCCCCCTGATTGCATCTTCTGGAATACCATCAAACTTTGGCAACTCGTATTTGTCTGGGGATTCGGGGCGAGCAGCCATAGCCTCTTCGGACAGTTCCTCAATAATTTTTGTCCGGAAGTCATCACTACGAAAGTTCTTCTCAAGTTCCGAATAGCTTTTTGCTAACTGCTCGTAGGCTGGCTTATCCTCAACCCAAAACTTTTCAGGCAACCAATCGGGACGACTAACCTTATTTTCTGGAGTAGAGATTAAAGTTTGACCGCCAGTTGGTGCAACTGATTGATCATCTTCCGGCGTATTAGCTTGCTGTTCCATTCTGTCCTCTCGCAATGCGCTGCTCAATAATACCAAGAAGAAACCTCATTCCCTCTCGATGAAATAATTCGTTTGTTTGTGCGTGTGGGCCTAATACAGCTTGTGTCGTAATAGATCTTAAATAAAGCAAAAACTCTTTTCCGCCCTGACTAGAAAAGATACCCGCTGCTAATTTATTTAACTCGTTTTCTTTTTCAGGCAAACGAGTAATCCCATCAGGCCCCAGTGCTAGGGGGCGTTTGTTGACCGCCAAGTTGACCACCTATTTGTTCTGACAGCTTGTTTACAAGCTGTGCCCTCTCCTGATCCGAGCGAAGTAATCGATCCGGAACACCAAATTTGTCGCCAAGATACTTAGCGGCATCTTCCGTTTTAATTAACATGTTAACTAACTGAGGTCCGAACCTGACACCAATCATTTCGATGAACCGATCAAAATGAACAATGTCTTGCTGCTGTTGTGCCTGAGACAAAGGACTTGTGGCACGGACCTTGATCTCACGCCCGTTAATTGTCGGGATTGAGATTCGACCCTGTTTCTTTAAAATATAAACAACACGACGCAGAACAGGGTTTACCAACTCAGCTTGAAGCCGACCAAACGCTGCGCCAATCTGACGAGACAAATCAGACATACGCTGAGACACTTCGGTAGCTGACATAGGAGTTTTATCAGGGTTGCCTAACATATCATTGTATAAGGCTTTCTTGATATTCATTCTCATGTCACTAAGGATCAATTGAGCAACATCGAAGTTGCCAGTTGATGTAATATTCTTCAAACCAGAAGAGCCTGGGGCAATTGGGATTAAGGTTCCAGGGACAATTTGAATTGTATCGACATTCAAAACGCCATCATCCTCGACTTGATACAATCCAGAGATTGCCATCTGAGCATTTTCAAGAATTAACTGGACAGTGAGGTTACAGGTTTTGATTGCTGGCATTGCATTCAGCAATGGACCACGACCAAAGGTTTCACCCGCAGCCTTTGACCACCGGAATGGAACAAAAGGATTTGATCCGCTGCCCACATATGTTTCAGAATAATAAAGATCCTTACATATTGGATCAAAGACCATACGCTGATAGCGTTCTTCAACAGATCCATACATGCGATATGTGCAGTCAATTAAATTTAATTGTGTATCTTTGCCAGTCTTAAGATCAAGATCAACCTTCATAGGAAGTTTGGCCTTGGGATAGGCAATAGTTACCTTGCTTGCGCGGATTGATCGCTCACGAAATACACCATCAATGCGGTCATCAGGACCAACATCAATGTAGAGTTGTGTCAAAGGAATGGTTGTGAAGTTGATTGGATTTAGCGCATCGCCTTCCGTGATCTGGATGCAGCCTGTTCCAATAGCAAGATCCAAGAAACTTTCATGGACTTCTTGAGAGAAGTTTGAGTTCTGAATAATCTCAAAGATATAATTGGTAACTTGCTCAAGCGCGAGATCAACCTCGCTGCGCTGATCTTCTGGAATCTCTGATCCGGAAACAAGTTCTGCCCATCGAGCATAGTTAGGAACAAGACCCGATTGGAGACGAGAAGCAAACTCTTGCAAACCTACAACGGCAGTCTCGTCAAAGATCTTGTCTGTTTTTGTCTGAGCCTGTTCTTGAGCATAGAAACTTTCCCGTTGTGGAAAAGCATATTCATAGCATTCTTCAAACTTAGGGGTCCAAAGATCCTTAATATGCTTTGCACGGCGAAATCGTTCAGCAAGTGATTCAACCGAAAATGTATCTACGGAAAGAACTTGACCTTCCATCAATTAGCCTTTTTGGAAAGGAACCCAGAGCCGCCGGAAGGGCCGGAAATCAAAGAACGCATACCATACAAGCCAGCACTACGACCAATCATCTCTGCTGTGCGCTTACGCTTTTCTTCGGAGCGAGCAGCATTCGCAGCGGCCTGTTGATTTTTTATCATGTCTTGTTGTTCTACCTCTGCCTTCATCATTGCAGGCGGTGATGATGGTTTATTAAAACTAAACAAATCACACATGATTGTCTCCGGATATAATCTGTATGATACCGATTGTCCAAATGGACAAACTATTACAATGCACTTGCGCGCTTTTTCGGGGTAAAAGGCTTTCGAGTAAACACATCAAAGTCCCGTCTTGCTTGGACGGGTCTGCTTGATTTACCACCCATTGTCAACGCCCGTCCCTCTCCTCCGCCAATAAAGGCATATTGGAGCGCGTCATGAACGTGGGAGTATTTGTTCTTTTCAGGTTTATCCTCATACCGCTCGGCACCGGAGATCTGCATACGGCGATACCCGTAACCACCACGAAAACCCTTAATTAGATTGACACAGCGACTGTCGATCATGAAACCAGCCTGACCATCTACCATCCGGTTTAGTGGCGAAGTCACAGCCTCGATACGCAGTGACACATCATTATTCCCTGCCGGATAGGCCTTGATTCCAGCGGACCGAAGGATCTGAAACGGAGTTCGCTCATCGGTCTGGGCACGGTAATCACCCGCCGGATCACCATAAATCATGTATTGTTGACTTGGAAACCGCTGGGCAAGATCACGTTTAAGCGCCTCGGTAAACCGCATAATACCCATATCTTGGGCAACCAACTCACCAAGAACTAGCCATTTGCCTCTTATATTCTGGCAGTAAGCGGCTGCCGGAGTTAACCCAAAGTCGAGGCCGACAATAATCGGGACATTAGGAACCGCAAGCAAAGGTTCTCTGGCAATGTGAACATCTTCATTAAATGAATGATACACTGGCTTTCCATCATTGAGGCTGCCGAGACGGTTCATAATATACACATTAATCCATCCACGGGCCTTACCCTTGATAATGTCCTCATAGTAATTGCCTACTGTATTCTTACGGTTTTCTGCCTTCGGGTTTTGCTTGTATCCATCTAATTCACCATTGGCATCCATTGTTTCAAGCAAAGCTGAGGGTTGATTAAAAAACTCCCAAGTGTCCGGCTTGACCAACATAAGCGCCTCTTCGCGGCTTATGTAATCGGGTAATGGACTTTCGCCAGCCATAATAGGCCACCAGTGATCTTCGTCCGGCGCATTAGTATCAGCAATAACACCATACCAAGTCGGTCCGCCATCTCTCATCGAGGGATATCGACCAACACGCATGGTGCAAGCATCAACAATAGACTTTGAAAACTCTCTAGCTTCATTTAGCCAAATTCCAGTTAACTCAAGAGACAGAAGTTTTTTAATATCTTCAGGTCTATCAAGGGCTAAGAAGATGACTTCAAGATCAATATCGCCCCGTTTTAACCGATGAGTATACGGCGGCGGATGCCAAAGCATTTTTCCCCAGACATCTTCCGGAAACCAGTCAACCCAAGTCTTAATGGTTGTGGTTCTTAACTGCGGATAACTATTGCGAACAATAGCCCAGCGAGAATGACGTATTCCGTCAAGACTTTTTTCTTGTTGTAACGCGCGACGGAACACTTCAACTGCACAACAAACAGACTTGCCACTACCAACCGGACCTCTTAGACCACGAAAAAACTTGTTGCTCTTCATAAAATCTTTGAGCGTATCACCATCCGGCTTATAGTTAAATTTAACCAATTAGGTTCTCGTCAACAGCTTTCTTAAGCATGGGCAACATAACCTCTGGCCCTATTGCATCAATAAACTTATCGCATTCAAAGTTGGTAAGTTTGCTCGTCGGGTAGAATTTTAGATGTGTTTTTTTAACAATCTCTCTTAGCCGAATGCGATCTGTATAGCTTAAGAGACTGGAAAAACTACCAGTCTGTTCATTACTCATGTGCTGTCTTAATCAAAGCTGTCTTTGCAAGTTCTAAAAGATAGATGAGATCGCTAATGTTTATGGGATTACATGACATAACGAACTCATCTTCATTGGACCAACCGACTACAATACCGTCTTTGAGTTTGCCACGCAGATCATCAAAGATGTCATCTACGCTATATTCACCCAATTCGGTCTTTTTGTAAGCAGCTAGATCGACGATTGAACTATCGCTCATTAACTTATTTCATTTTCTTCTTCATTGCAGCCTTCATAGCCATTATTGGTTTTTTTGCTGCTGATTTCATTGGCATCTTTGGTGCGGCTTTTGCCATTGGTTTGCCCATTGCCTTTGCCATTTACTTTTTTCCTTCCGTTGCAAGTTTCTGGAATTTGTCTTTACCATATTTCTTTCGACCAATATAGGCTGCAAGAGCCTTTGGTTTCTTTACACCCTTTTTCTCTAATTCGCCAACAAGTTTTTTAAAACGATCACCGGAGCCAAGTGCGGGTTTTTTCATATCATTTCCTGTATGGTTTTACTTTAGAGGCTACCGAGGGGGGTTGTTTAGAGAATTGTTTTCCCTGTTTCATTGCGGAGCGTTTAGCTGCCGTAGTCTTGGCGTATTCGCTCGATGACAAAGATTTAATAGCTTTCTCCGGCAAATATCTTTCACCAGTTGCTTCTTTGCCCTGAGTTGATGGTTTACCAGACTTGGTTCGCCATTTCTGTTTTGTCCATTTGGCTAATGAGTTTGACGCAGACTTTGCACCACTATAACCACCGCCAGCTTTTTTATAGGCAAGAACAGCAAGTTGGGCTTTTCGAGCAGACCATTGACCAGACTTGCCACCCTTATCTCCGGACTTGATACGGGCAACAGTCCGTTTCCAAAGTGCAGGGTTAGTCTTGGTCGAAGTCGCCATTACTTCTTTTTCTTTCTGGCCTGATACTGTGCAAGTAACCGACGGCCTTTGGCGACCGCACTAGCCTTGTCACCCATATGACCCCAAGCCTCAAGAGACAGTTTTAATCTTGTCTTGTCACCATTCGGCTTCTTTAACGGGCCAGCAGCCGAACCCATGCGAACAAGAAAACTGCCCTTCCGCCTCATTTCCTCCGGCCCGCTCGGACTACCCTTGACCGGAGCCTTGAGATTTCCACCAGTCTCCTTCTTGTAAGACGCACGACCAGCAGCGTTCAACCCACCCTGTGGATCTTTACCGCCTTTGCGCTGCCAAAGAGGAGTTGCCATCAGGACTTTTCCACATTCCAGCCAGAGCCAGCAGCAATGACACAAGTCCGTCCGTCAGGTTCGACCGATGTCAAAGTCCAACTTTGAGGGCCACGGTAAAATTGAAGTGCCAACTTATTATTTACCATGATCGGAGACTGTGGCTCTTCGTAATATTCCCGAAGAAGGTTCTGGGCAATCAAAGCCCTATCAAGGCAAAAATGCGGGGAGGTAAAAATTACAGAGGCCAAAAGAATTTCATTCATGACGCGAACCTTTCAGCGGAGAAAATATTTTAATCCCAATGTTGCGGAAATGCACCGAACCTTGAAGGGGTAAAATACTTGTGATGGTCCTCTAAACACTTCACGACCGAGGATTTGAGCCCCACCCCGCCAGATACAGCCCTTCACAACCGCCCCTATCCTGAAAAATACAGCCTCACCCAAGGTCTATACTAACACTCAGTGAGCCGTCTAAACGGTGATCTATACGTTCGGCAGCCCTTAATCCAGCACGATCCAGTAAGTCTCGGCTTGCTTCAAGCTGTACATACTCAGACTTTGCGTCCGTGCTTAACCTCTCGATAGTACGCATTGCCTTCGGTAGACTCGCGCCTATGGCTAACGTTGTTCGCTTGTATATCTCTTGTACAATCAATGGGTTACGAAGCAATCTACACGCCTCAACATGGGCCGACTTTTCTGCGTAACCGGCCTCTTTTGCGGCCGCTGTGCCCTTACCACCGTTTGCTACATACGCCTCCACAAACGTGTCTTGTTTGCGCGTGAGATTAGCTATTCCATCACTAACTTTAACTACGTTCATATAACTACCATCTAAAACCCGAGGGGGATAGATAAGGGGGAGACTCATAACATTGTCAAGAGCACTTGATAAGACCACCAGCAATACGCTCCGACAACAGGCCTTCGGCCATGTCGTTCGCCTTTTCCCGCACACCCAGTCGTACCACAATATTGTCATGTGTCGGCTTGTCGCCGCCATGACTTTATTTCTGCATGGACATGAGCTCGGACCACTTTGAATTCGCCCATGCCTTCGGCGGGCTCATGTGTGGTCCTTCGCGTCATGTAATACTACCATCAACAATACGAGGGTACCACACCCGACTCCCCGTCAACCCCGCAAACGGGGTAGCCTCGTTAGTATCGGCCATTGCTTTATCTTCTACGGACGCCACAGCTTCGCGTGTGTCGTCCTAGTCGCCGCTTCGACCGACCTTACTCGCCATGCTCGCTTCGCTCCGCTTCGTTACACTCCGCTACACTGCAGCTGCGCGTGGCTCCGTCGGTCATTCGCATCGGCTTCATCCTGCACTTCGGTGACGGGGAGCGTGCGGGTGTGCACTTTGAGCGTTGTCTCGGAAGAAACGAGACGATTCAACCTTATTAAATCAGGAGAGTACAATGTCTAAGAAGCAAGCAATTAAGAAATCAGAAATCGTCAACGTCACTGTTAATACTGAGCGTGTCGAGCACGCCTCAGCGTTAGTCGAGAGCGTGATATACGGTCTCAGCAACCTGTTCAACATGAGCGTCACATACGAAGATCGCGAGGGTAAGACTACAACGGCCAACCGTATGCGATTCACTCTAGTTTCAGCGTATAACGGATTAGCATACAGCTTGTCACGTCAGGAAGAGTGGCTAAAAGGCCAGCTAGATGTGGCTCAAGACAAAGCAAAGACAGCGTTGTTTGCAGCTAACGGCACAGAGATTTCTATCCTCAATGTCCAACGTGCCGCAGATCGGCTCGACCAAATCGAAGAAGAACTTGCGGCATGCGTAATGCTAAAAGACCGCTGCATCGCGGTGCACGACGAAGTGTCAGGCAAGAAATTCGAGTATCGCGGTGCGCCCGTGACTACTAAATCACAGCGCGTCGACACAAAGAACACCGACGTGCAACGACTCGCCAAGCGAATAAACGTCTCGTTGGATAGCCTTCCAAATACGAACGGCGTTAACTAACAACAACACGGGGGGGATGACCTCCCCCCCAATTACAAACAAGGAGCGTGCCATGAAGATTATCATACCTACACTCGAAATTGCAGGTTGGGCGTTACTCATTAGCGTATTGTACACTTGGATGTACGTTCTATCCTGATACCAACAGGGCGCGAACCACCAAACGCGAGCCCGTTCGGCACCGTGCCCTGCCTGCGCGGCCTATAAGCTTTCAGTTTTCAGTTGTGCCTTCGCTGTCAACTGCACCTGCCCAGAAGGTAAAACCAAATAGTCTAGGAGAATATAATGATTCACTTCGAAAATAAATCCATGTTGTCCGGCTGCATCAACATGATAGTCATAGATATGGAGCCAGAACAATTCTATGAATGTTACGATGCTTGGCAAAACGGTAAACTAATCCAAGATGCCTTTCCTAGTTTATCAATGATGGAACGTGAGTTCCTAATGACAGGCATAACGCCAGATGAATGGGAGGACTTCGACCAGTATGAGGATCGGCAACTAGCATCCGATATGTATGGACACCACTTCTAAAAGGAGAAGCAAATGTATTTCGTAATCTCAATTGGATACAGCAATAAAATAGTTGTGCCTATGAATGAAAACACAAGCGTTTCTATAAAGCACATCTTCGGAGACAAAGTAGATTATGTATCTGAATATTATATTCAAGGAGAAGGTGTAGCGTGGCAATTTACAAATGATCGAGTAAACATTGAAATCTGGGATACAAGTAAATACAAAGAATATAAAGAACGAGGAATAAAAAACCCTAAAAAATAATGAATCCTTGAGGGTTGCACTTATGCAGTAGATCCTGTATAAGTGCAACTTGAGGAGAATAATATGCTGACTGGTTACTATGAACAGTTGCTCGTCTTGTGCCAAGGATCAGAGACAGAACTAAGGCGGGCCTGTGCAAAAAGTGGTGTACCAAGCAGCACTTTTTATAGGGCCAAGCATGGTCAAGAACTTAGATTCAGCACCGCCCAAAAGATTGCCAGCCATATTCAAAAATACCATATCGATCCCAACGAAAGTTTATGTAAACCATCCGACCCCAATGGAGGTGGAGTTTTACAAAGAAATGATAGGTCAATTAATTCAAGTTCGTAAAAGTAAAAAAATTAGTCAAGAAAATTTAAACGCTATACTTGGCATGACTGATGGGCAAATAAATAAATGGGAGTGCGGCGCACGGCTGCCGTCCTCATTCAATCTTATGTGCTGGTGCAATGCGCTTGGTCTAAGAATAAATTTGGAGTCCATCAATGACTAAGAAAGTAAGTGTCTCTACTAATGAAACAGGACGCAGACCTACGCGATCTAAGTATAACGCCAACGGTAGACATGTTGATGGGCATTGGTTTGCCAGTGATGCCGAAGCTCAAAGATATGAGCAACTTAAAGAGATGGTCGAGCAGGGTTTAATTGACCGACTTGAACTTCAACCAGAATATAAATTGTCTATTAAAAACAAACACATAACTACATATCGAGCAGACTTTAGGTATGCAATATTAGAACGTGGACAAATTAAAAATGTCATTCTTGAGGATGTCAAGGGGATGATTACAGATGTATATGTCATTAAAAAGAAAATGGTTGAAGCAGAATATGGCATAGAGATCAACGAGATACCCGCATCCAAGATCAAACAATGGGTCGGAAGATACCCGCATATGGAGTGAATAATGTCGATTGAGGCACTTAACTGGGCACTCAATCTGCAACTAAATAAACCAGTCTGGAAAGCCGTTCTCATTGGGATCGCTAATCATGCAAACCCCAACGGTCGGGCTTGGCCTAGTGTTGCAAGATTGTGCCTGTATTCTGGATACAAAGAACGTGTTGTCAGGCAAGCCATCAATCAGATGACTGAGCAAGGCTGGCTCCATCGAGAAGAACGCGCTGGAACCACAACTGTATATACATTGTGTAAACTATACCCCCTGCATGAAGTGCACCCCTGCACCACATGCACCCCTCCCCTGCATGACATGCACCCTAACCATAATAGAACCATCAATAATAAAAAGAAGATGCAACCAGATTGGATGCCAACCACTTCAATGATTGAGTTCGCTCATGCCAATGGATTTGACGCAAGGAGAGTGCAAAATGAAGCAGACAAATTTAGGGACTACTGGATTGGCACTGGTAAACCAATGGCAAACTGGGAAGCCACATGGAGAAACTGGGTTCGCCGTAATAACTCAATACAAAGATCGAGATCCGGAGGATATGCTGATAGGCATACCAGAGTGGCTACTCAAAATCGTTCCCGAATCAACAATGTTGCTAGTCAATTGGATCAATATGAAAAAAGCATTGCCGCAGACCATCAACAAGTCGGGGGCAATGATCGATTTGGAACAGGCATACGCCAACTTGGTTATGGCTATGATGCCACCAGATCCAAAAGTAATACTTAAAGCACTCGAAGCCGTGGCTTCTGTATTCAATGCGGCATTGCCAGACGAATTGGGTATCAAAGTTTACCTGACACTATTAAAAGATCTACCTCATGTTGCATTGCAAAATGCTTGCATCACGGTGTGTGCAACGCACAAATATTCCAACATGCCTTTGCCATCCGCCTTCATTGGGGCAGGCGGTCTGTCAAAGTCATTGTTGGAACAGACAAAAAGTCGGCTGCGCCTTGCAATAAATAACTTGAAAGCAATGCAATAATGCAGTAGGTTATCTACATCCAAAAGGAGAAAACAATGGATAGACTAGAATATATCGGTGGGACCGATAGCCAACGCATCATGGCTGGCGACTGGGTTAATCTGTATCTTGAAAAAACTGGTGCCAAACAACCAGAAGATTTGTTAAGCAATTTCCAAGTGCAACTTGGTAAACATACAGAACAGTTTCATATCAATTGGGTGATGAATAAACTAGGATATAATTGGTCAGTTGTTAATGAACTTAAAACATCCAAACGTATTCCATATATGGCGGGGCATCTTGATGGGTGGATAGATAATCTTGAAACATTCATTGAGGTTAAACATTCAAATGAATGGATGAGTGCATCTGACAAAGCCAGATATTACATGCCACAATTGCAGCATTATCTTTTTATAACTAGCTGTCCGTTCTGTTACTTCTCTGTTATTAGAGGCAACCAAGATCCAGAATATATTACAGTAAAAGCAGATCAAGAATATCAAGATCGTCTTATCGAGCGAGTAAAGTTATTCTGGTGGCATCTTGAAAATAAGACGCAGCCGCTTGGTGATGAAGTCCCTTTGTCAGAACAAGAGTTAGACAAAAAGCTGGCAGAAAAAGTACCAGTAAATAATCTCAAAGTTATAGATATGACTTTTAATAATCAATGGACAGTTTATGCCAAGCAATATCTTGATACTCAACCTTATGTTGAACAACATGAAGATGCAAAGAAAGCATTAAAGTTTTTAGTAACACCTGAGATTGGCGAAGCATACGGACATGGCATTACCATCAAGCGCGATAAGCGCGGTTCATTACGGTTCACAACAAAAGGAGAAGAAGAATGATAGAAGATCTATTTGTAAAAGGATTGCTTAAAGTTCAAGAGCAATCAATTAAGCTGCATCGCAGACATGACCATGACACAAGCATCGAAGCAGCAATCGCAATTGCACCAAAGCTAAATGAAATACAACAACAAGTCTTGGCTTTTGCTCGCAATCAACCAGACGGATTTACAGATGTCGATCTAAATAAATTCTTTAACTGCACTGGCTCGACATTCCGCACACGCAGAGCAGAGTTAGTCGCCAAAGGATTGATTATCAATAGTTGGAAACGTGAGCGTATTCATGGTCGCTCGCATATCGTATGGATCTTAAAGGATTATCTATGACAATAACAGAAATAGAACATGAATATTATGATCTTGCTATGGATGCGGCACGTTCAACTGATACTCATATTCAAAGAATAGGGTTAAAGCATCTAAGTAAAATTATACAACACCAAAAAGAAACAAATGCAGAAACTGATTTACAATTTGAAGCGTCATTAACACAAGAGCAAAGAGCGATCCTCAATAGATCGACCTTCTACATTATAGGAGAGAAGCAATGAACATTTATCAACGCCTTGCCAAAGTCATGGGCGAAGTTGATTATATCCAAAAAGAAAAGAAACAAGGTATGCGTTATAGCATCGTAAGCCATGATGCAGTCACAGCTAAAGTGCGGCCAATACTTCTCAAACATGGTATCGTGTATCATGTTTCAGCTATTCATTATGAACAAGTAGGTAACCGAACTCAAGTTCATCTTGTAGTAACATTTGTTAACATTGATGACCCAGAAGATCAGATTGATTCACATTCAATTGGCTTTGGCATTGATGATCAAGACAAAGGTGCAGGAAAAGCAATCTCTTATGCAGTTAAATACGCGCTACTCAAAACGCTCGGCCTTGAAACGGGTGATGATCCAGACGAAAATCAAGACGCAGTGTTCGATAACCCGCTTGTTACCAAAATCAAAACAGCAATTGATTTGGCAAACAGCAAAGAAGATCTCAGTAACGTAGCAGAAACTATCAAAGCTGAGGCAAGTAACTTGGATAAAGGCACACTTGCTTCATTGCGTGGTGCGTTTGCCCAGAAACAAACATCAATCAACAACAAGTAAGGAGAGACTATAATGTATGCGTCATTACAAATCGTTGGCAATGTAGGTAACTTTGAACTCAAGAAAGCTGGAGAAAAAACATTCTCCAAGTTTGGAGTAGCCACAACCAGTTGGTCAAAAAGCGATGGCAAAAAGACAACATGGTATAATGTTGTATGTTGGAATACCATGCTCTCGGAGTTTCTTGCTCAGAACATGGGCAAGGGTAGCAAAGTATTTGTTACAGGCGAACTGCAACAACGTGAATATACAGACAAGAACGGGGCAACTAAGACATCAATTGAATTGATAGTCAGCCCGTTCAATGGTACGGTTCTTATCTTGTCTGAATGGGCAAGCAAGGGAGCAACCGAAGAAGATTCACCAATTGATAATAGCGTTCCATTCTAAGGAGAAACAGATGAATACATACGATCAACTCACAACGCAGTTGGTTGATATGGTTGACTCAACTACGGGGGAATGGTCCCCGCCGTGGCGCATGAGCGGCCTCGAATGTCACCAAAATGCAAAGACATTACGCAGATACCAAGGCATGAATGTGCTTATGCTTTGGCTTACACAAATGAAAAACTCATACTCATATCCAATTTGGGCTACGCTTAAACAATGGGGCTCGATGGGAGCCAAGGTAAAAAAAGGATCAAAGGGCACAGCCGTGGTGTTCTATGATCAATATCGCAAACAAATAAATGGAGGAGAGGATGAAGTATCTTACTCGATTGCTAAGACGCATCATGTATTCAATGCCGATCAGGTCGAAGGATATGAGATCCCAGCTAGACCCGAACTTATTATACACGACAACAATAATGCAATCGAAAAGTTTATTAAAAATACAAAAGCAGACATTCGGATACAAGGTGAGCGAGCGTTCTATGTCCCATCGCAAGACTTCATAGCTATGCCAGACAAAGGATTATTTCCACAAGTCGAGCATTATTATTCTGTAACATTCCATGAGTTAACGCATTGGACTGGTGCAAAGGATCGACTTAATCGGGAACTAAAAGGCAGAGGGTTACGCTCTGACTATGCCTACGAAGAATTGATTGCGGAACTTGGTGCTGCTTTCTTGTCGGCAGACTTTGGTATTCTTAATGCAGTCAAAGATGACAACGCAAAATATCTAAAGATATGGCGTGATGCAATGAAACAAGACAGTAAGATCATCTTCAATGCCGCATCAGAAGCAACAAAGGCTGTCAAGTTTATGTATGACCAGCAATACTTTTCAGAATTGGAGCAGGAGATGGCAGCATGATTTTAGTTAAGGACTGTGCAGATGTAGTATCAACTATACTGCAAGTATCAATTAAGGATTTGTATGGAGATCGAAAGCAAAAGTGGGTTGCCGAGGCAAGGATGTATGTCTATTGGCTTGCCAAAGAATATACTCGGTTCTCTCTACCCCGCATTGGCAGAGCCATGCGACGAGATCATTCTACAATTCTGCACGGCATTAAAAAGATCAATAAACTTATTGAAGAGAATGATGAACGTGCAATTGCACTGACAAAACAAATGCAAAAAGAATTAGATAATCGCTTTGGTGATGTAGATCAATTAGTAATTAATGATTGCCATGCAAATGAAATCAAAGAACTTATGCCCACCCTTGCAATGCAACTTTATACATTAGCAAAACAAATTTTACGAGAGAATAAACATGAAGGCATCAACACAAATAAGAAAGATTTTTGAAGAAGCTAGTGATATTATGAGCCAACGTAATATCCAATATGGAGATTATCGAACTTTATTCTCTTACGCATCTGCATTAGCATCAATCTACACACAAAAAAACTTTAATACATATGAAATCTGTATGGTTATGTTCTCTATAAAAATGGCACGAATTGCCAAAAACAAACACCATAAAGATTCTTGGATTGATGCAATAAACTATCTTGCAATGGCACAAGAACTTACTGGTATTGACCAAAGGGAGAAACTTAATGAACGGAATGCAAAGTAAAAGACTCATGGCAATTAATAAAGTCACAGATAAATGGACTCTTGACCTTGTTGATGAGATCATAAGACTACGCAAAGATTTAGAGCAAGTAATTGTTGAACGAGATAACGCATTAAATATGTGTGTTGAATTGGCTCAACAGAAACGTCAGTTAAACGATGAAGTCTGGACACTAACTGATAGAGAAAAAAGAGAGAACCCATAATTGTTACATAAAAGAGATATAAAAAATTTTGTAACTAAATTAGGTGGACATGTTTTAAGTATCCATGTAAGTCGTCACTATAAAGTTGTTGCTTTATTTGGAAACAAAATAATAAAATTTGTCCATCCTAAAACACCAAGCGACTTTCGAGGCTTAAAAAATCTTGAAAGTCATATTAAGAAACAACTAAAATGATACCACGGATAGCATTATTTGTTCATGATCCAGAAGCAAGCAGAGAATGTGCTGATGCCATGATTGAAGTGCTATCCGGTTCATTTCAAATCTTAACATTTAATGAAGGAGAATTTAATGATGTTCTTCAAAAAGCTGATATCGTGGCTTTCGGAGGCGGTGTTGGGGATGCTCAAAAATATTATGACTTCTTCAACCGTAGTCGAGGAAATTTTGTGGCTGATTTTGTATCTAACGGTGGCAAGTATCTTGGTATTTGTATGGGTGCCTATTGGGCTGGTCGAAATTATTTTGATTTACTTAATAACCTTAACCCTGTTCAATATATTAAAAGACCCATGGCAGATGTTAAACGATCATATCAGACTGTGGCTCATATCTCGTGGATGGGTGTAGAAACTAATATGTTCTTCTATGATGGTTGCACATTCGAAGGTGATGGGCAAACGCAGATCATAGCAAGATATGCAAACAATGATCCGATGGCAATCATTCAAGGTCGCGTTGGCCTGATTGGTTGCCATCCAGAAAGTCAAGAAAAATGGTTCTTAAAAAAATATCTTAAGAAGCATTGGCATAATGGCGCTCACCATGAGTTGCTTTTGTCATTCACTAAAAAACTTATGAGAGTTAAATAATCCATTTACCACGAAAAACAGGACGACCATCTATTAATTCAACAGTCTCTGGTGGCATCATAATCTCATTATTAAATGTAATAACAACAAATCCAGATTGAGCGCGAGATGTTAAACCTTCAGCGTATTCGAATGCTTTATGGAATGGGTCGCCAAGCATACCGCATTCAATACCCCAGTGAGTTCCATTACGATTTCTAATTGCCGTTACCTGTAACTGATGTGTGTGACCTGTAACTGTTGAAATTCCAGAATGAAGAGCCGCATTCCATCCGGCATGAATACCGCTACGAAACCGATGACGAACTTCAAGATTATTAATTATTGTAGCCCAACAAAATGTCCAATTTGGAAACCTGTCACTTAAACGTCCAGCATAGTCATCAAGTTCCGGTGCATTATTAACAAGATAATTATCTACCCGTTGATCGTGATTACCCATTGTCCAAATGCAAATAGCTGATTGATATAATGTATTAATCCATTTATGAGCAGCATTAATTTCTGCTGTAAGTTTAGGTGCGTTTTGACCAAGCAATGATCCATGACGACTAACTCGAGCGCCATCAAGTATGTCACCATTTAATACAATAACTTTTGGCTTTAATTCTTTACTTAATTTAGCAAAAGCCTTCATCATAATAGTTTCATTATGAGGCCAAATGTGAGCATCAGATCCAATAAAAACTGTGCCATCATTAATATCTATTTCATGAAATTGGGGAATAGTCCATTCATGTAATGACTTATTATTAACTTCAATAAATAATTCAGGAAATAATTGTTTAGCTCGTTCAAGTCGGCTACCAACAGTATTACGACTTAACTTCATTCGTCTAGCTGTCGCCGCTATATTACATTCTGCACTATACCAATGACGAACTGTATCCTCTGCAACTTCTTTAGCCAGTGAGGGAGGACTCATCAATCATCTCCAATGATTTAATCCGAACGCGAGAAATACGATTCAACCATCCTCGACCAAAACGATCAAAGGTATCAAGACGATGAAGGTATTCAATACGTTCTTGAGTAAATGCTCTGACAAAATCATCAGGATGCATAGCGTTAATTTGCTTTAACGTGATTGTTCCAATGAAACCATCAACACTCACGCCAACAGAAAGTTGAGAAAATTTACCAGCCCTCATAACACCAGAATTAACAGCACAATCAAATACGCAGTAATCAACACCAATGGGAAGTTGATCTCCTTTAATACAATCCCAATAATTTTTTTTATAAATTGGACGCACATCATCGGGCGTTAAGGCTTTAACCATTTCGACAGTAGCGGGGTATCGAACCCAACCAGACAAAGTGCCAATCGTAATACCTAGATTAGTTGCCCCACCTTTATCTTTGGGATCATTTACAAAACCGCCTTCGTCTTTCAAAAGTAACTGAAAGCACCGTTCAAAATTGTTAACGGACATTATTTTGTTTCCGTATGTGTATAAGAAGATCCAAAATAATAACTGAGGACCAACATAAGAGCGCCATCAAGAGTTCCAAGAACACGAGCTATTAACTCTCTCATCGAAGCATCGATAACATTGTTGAGCATATACCATTGGACAGTAGTCCACGCAACCACAACCACAAAAGCAAGCAATCGAGGCGTAATATCTTTGGTTTGAATAGCATAGTTGCGAGCACTGTTACGATCAGCAACAGCAATTCGTTCAAGATCAATATCAAGAGATTTCATTTGAACTTTGAAATCATTATCAATTTTTTTTAGAGCTGCCAGCTGATCAGCAGTAGGATTTGTTAAAGCAGCAGCAAGATCATCCTCTGTACCGTTTTCATGCCCAAACAAAGCAGATGACAAAGCCTTAACACCAATACCCCACATTGGGCCGCCAAGGGCCGTAGCAATTGTAGGAGCTACTGAGTTAAGAAGAGGACCAAATGTTTTAAGAAGATCCATGTTATCGCCCCAATGCTTTGAATACTAAGTCTACTAAGAATCCAAATACGACCCCTATGAGGGCCAATAAAGCACCAGCGCCCTTCCAACGATTCATGGCGGCAGATATAGATTTAATCTCTGCCTTTAATTCAGACATATCTTTATGCAGATTCTCGACCTGAGCCTCTAGTCTGCCAATTTGTTGGTTCAGATCGTCTGACATTGGAACCCCCTATTACAATGCTGGAGCGTTAGGATCGCGCGGCCAATCAATATTAGTAACCGCAGCGATAAATGTTTCAATATCATCCGCACTATTAATGGCGGTCTTAATCTCTGCCGCCTTAGCACGAACAGCCGCACGATAGGTTGACCATTCAGCGGGAACGTCTGCACCGCCTTCGGCCTTACGCACTACCATCCAATCGCTTGGCAAAAGAATTGTGTAGGCCTGATTGTTGATTTGCTGCGACCATGACTTTTTAAGATCGGCCAAGTCTTTAGGAACGCCAAAGTTCCAGAAGAATCGATCATCATAGACTGCCGGATCAGGAGCCTCGGTAATACCGACAGCGGCTCTTTCATCAGTCGTAGCCAAACGAAGCCAGTTCGCTGGATAACTTACACCATCATATTTGAAAGCTACGTCGATCTGTAGTGGTGAACCGTTGAGAAGAAACATCATCTTGCCCTCGAAATGTTGAATGGATTCTCAGCAAAAGCTGCGTAGATATACGTTTGTCCCGATGCGTTAAGAGAACCACTTGATCCATAGCGCACCTTAAATCCATTTGAGAGAAAATCTAAACTTGCGCCTTTAGCTGTAGATTCCGCCGCAGATGTTTCTGCTTTAAGTTCTTTTATAGCCACATTATATGAATCGCGGGACGTATCGTATATTTCCCAACTATGTGCGTATGTGCTTGATTTTACCATAAGCCAACGTGGCCTGTGGCCCGTGTAGATAAAAGGCCCATCCGCCGATC